TTCTCGATCACGGGGAATATCTAAAGCCAGTTGTCCATCTTGAGTTGTAATGGTTTTAGAACTAAACCCATTACGGCTATTTGAGCCTTTCTTGGGCTGATGCTTTTCATAACCGAGATGGTCTGAAAGTTCAGTATTGAGTGCAGTTTCAATCATGAATTTTTTAAAGACTGCTGTCATTTGGTTTAAGTCTTCTGGTGTTTTTAGACCTTTAGCCAATTCGGCAGCCATACTTTTGATTGTTGCTTCATCCATGTGAAGTACCTTTTGTAATTATCCTCTGAAGGATAAATGAAAATTAAGTACTTACACAAAATTTAGAACAGTCCCTTGATAGCGTATTAAAGCGTTGAGTCTGATTATTACTTTCCAGGTCACATTCAAAAGTAAATTTAAGATCACTCATAAATTTTTCTCACAAAAAAAAGCCCGCATGAAGCGAGCTTTTAATAGCCATATCTAAAGTATGACCAGATTAATAAAACTATACCGTAAATAACACAAAAGTGGAAACTAGATCGAGCACTACTTTGATAACAAACCACCCTGTCTTTGCTCTTGCCGAATAATGGTTCTTACAGCATTACCAATCAACTGGCCTAGCTGTTTTGAATCATTCTGAGTCTCAGTTTTGCTTGAGCCATCAGAGCTTACAGTGACATAAACAGTGATCGGGGTCTCGTTCGAATTGGATTGCTTTTGGTTCGAATTAATCGCTTCAAATTGTCTAGACTCTCTTCTCGTTGCAATGGCATCAGATTGATTGTTTGATACATAGCCACCGTTAGCATAACCACTTGGCGAACTCGTCCGCATAGATTCGACAACACTTACCCCACCCCAACGTTTAATATCATCTTGTGACCATACGACTTCGCCCTTATGCACTACTCCAGCTGGAGTATGTTTAAGCCCATTTCCTGTATAGCCACCATCAGAGAAACCTGCGATTGTTTGTGCTGCAATCAGGCCTACAGATGCATAGCCCAAACCACGTACGACGGCGGCAGCTGGAATACCTAAAATTGGGCCGAGCTCTAAAGCTTTGGCTGCTGCAAGCTCTGTACTAATAATACCTTGTGCAATTGCAATACCTTGTTGAACTAAAAACATTGCTTTATAAGCGCTACTTTGCTCTCCAGCAGACTCCCTAACCATTGCAGTCATATTTCCCCAAACCGTTGAAGCTTGAGACATCAACTGCCCATACCCTTCCATTTCTCGCTCTCTAGCAGATTTCTGTAAGTCTTGCTCAAGAAGCGTATATTTTTCATTAATTGCATATTTTTGCTGACGAAATATTTCTTCAGCATCTAACAAAGCTTGAAAACGCTTTTCTTCATCAACAATCGTTTTATCTTCAGAGATTGATTTTGCAGTAGAGGAATAAGATTCATTAGCCTTCTGCATATCATCACTATATTGATTCTGTAAGTTCCATGCATCGAGTTGGTCGGGAGTGAGGTTCTTCTTAGCTTTTAAGTTTAAAGCCTCAGCTTGAGCAATAGATGCTTGCTCATACATTGCTTTTTGATATTCTTCGAGCTTTTGCTTTTGAAGTTTGCGATATTCCGCAATTTCATAATCAAACATGGCTGTTACAGCCTTGCTACGAATCTCTTTTTCAGTATCAGAATATTCTTTTGATGCCTTAATTTGCAGCAATTTAGTTTGCTTTTGCATCTCAAGTTTTTGAACTTCATTCAAGTGATATTCATTAAGTTCATATTCTAATTGCTGAGCATTGAGTTGCTTTTGTGCATTAAACCGCCCAACTTCTTTTTCAGTTAAACGTTTTAATTCTTCACCTTTAAAATGCAGCTTTAGGTCACTTATTGTTTTTTGATGCTCTTTTTCTGCGAGAGTATCTTTATCAAGATATTGATCTCGTAGTTTTTCTGCCTCTTCTTGAGTCTTTAGAAATTGATTGAGATATGAGTCAAAATCTTTTTCTGACACTCCAGACATATCAAAACCATTATTTCCAGCCACATAACCTTTAACGTTTTTGACGTACTGGCGATTAACAGGTCCAATGTTTGTTCCTTTTTCAACATTCCCTTCACCTGCATGATAAGCAGAAATAGCCTTATCCCAATTACCAAACTTTTTAAAGAGGAAGTTTAAATATTTGGCCGCTGCTTCAGCTGCTTTGCCAGTATCAAAAACCTCTTTGCCGACTAGACCCCAGCGCTTAGCTGTACCGTCCAGCATTTGAAACCCGCCCTTAGCTGTTCCATATTTAGTTTGTGGGCCAATTGCACTTGCTTTCCCCTTACTTTCTTGCATATTAATCGCAGAAAGTAGACCTGGTAAAAGTTCATATTTGGATTCAAGATTTGAAAAATTATATTTAGAAGCATTGGCTTTTACCTGAGCGTTCACAGCCATAACTTTTTGCTGATTTTTTAATTCTTTATTTTGTTCACGAATAGACTCTGTTCTTGCATCTGTTTGCGCTTTGATCGATTCTTCGGATTTCCAAATCGCTTTTTGAAGATTAATAGTCTCTAGGTCAGCGGCTTTTAAACCCTTAGCAATTGAATCTTTATAGATTTTTAAAAGATCATTTGCTTGAGCTTCAGTAAATCCGCGCTGCATAACCTTTTCAACAAATTTTGTATCGAACAATTTGTCTTCATACATTTTTCTTAGTGACTTCTGAGCTTCATCAGCTGCCTCTTTAGTATTCCTGATAGCATCAGCATGTTTTTGTTGTTCAATAGCGGCGTTTTGAGCCTTGTTGCCCGTCAATTCAACTTCTTTACCGAAAAGCTTAATGGCCGTTTTTGTTTTATCGGCTTTATCATATGCTTCCTTGTATTTCTCAATTTGCTCCTCGAGCGCCTTTCTAAGTGTCGGAGGTAACTTTTCTTTCGCCAGTTGTTGCAGGGCCTCCTTATAGCTAATGGTTCCTAAACGAGCCTCATTTGAAATGCGTGTAACTTCGACATTGCCTTGTGCATAGTTTTGGATATCAATTAGAGCTGAGCCTACACCGTATTCCATTTTTTTAAGCTCATCATTCTGAGCTTTAAATGCTGTAGTTAAATCATCAATCGCTTTTGTTCTGGCCTGACCCTGTAAATTTTTTAATTCTGTTGCAGATCTATTGGCAACGTCCGCTTGCTCCTCGAGCTTCTTATTAGCCTCTTCTGCTTTGTCCTTAAAATAAACATAGGTAGCGGATAATGCTGTTACACCCAATGCCAATGCACCGATTGGCCCTCCTACTAGTCCCAATGCTCCTGAACCTAATTTTCCTAAAGTTGATAATGCTGTAACCTTTGTGACATTGGCTTTTGTTTGGGCTGCACCAAGCGCGGTTTCAGCTGCAGCTAATTCACGTGTAACTTGCGCTTCAATTTTCTTCAATTCAATCAATCGTGTCATAGATTGATTACGGCCAATTGCGTTCATTTGAGCTTTCAATCTTTCAACTTCTAAGGCTTTTTCAGCAGCTAAAACTTGTAATGTAGCTTTAGAACTTACAACCTGAGCCTGAGCATTTTTAACAGCCGCTGACGCCTCCAAAGCATCTGCCACAGCTTTATCTCTACTAGCCTTAACATTCGCTGTTGTAGCAGCTACATCAGCGTAAACAGCAACACTTTTCGCAGCAATTACTTTAGTTAAATATCCAATCCCTAAAACCATTGCTCCATTTGAAATTAACTCTAAATTCGAAGCGAGCAGTTGAACTGAATCAGCTAAAACCTGAGCTGCTCCACTTCCTTTACCAGCCTCGCCTACAAATTTTGTAATTTCATTGTTTAAGAGAGTCAAAGACTGACCAATAGTAATATCCGTTTTTGCAAATAGAGCATCAACATCATCTTGAACATTTTTAAGGGCTTTAACGATTTCCTTGGATGTGATTTTTCCTTCAGCCGCCACTGATCTTAATTGACCGACGGTAATACCCATGCCTTGAGCGATTGCTTTAGCTAATGCTGGGGTTTGTTCCATTACTGAATTTAGCTCTTCCCCTCTTAGCGTTCCGCTTGCCAATGCTTGACCAAACTGTACTAAAGCAGCATCAGCAGCAGCTGCACTTGCACCACTAATTGCTACGGCTTTCGACACAGTCTCTGTTAAACGAGCTGTATCATCCATGGTCAAGTTAAGTGTTTTCGCATTATCACTAAAGCGTTGGTACACCTGAAGAACAGAATCCCAAGCTGAATATGTTTTTTGTGCAATTCTGAAAGTATCTTCAGTTGCTTTATTAAGCTCAATTTGATTGTTAGTTACTAATTTAAGTCGGTTTTGTAATCCCGTATAAGCATCCATTTTTGAGACAGCAGCACCAATTGTTACTAGTCCTGCCATATGCCCAGCTAAAGCTCGAGTAGCCACTGAAACACTATCCATAGACTTTGAGGCAAAATCACCTTTCTTTTCTATGTTGTCGAGTTCATTGCCTAGATTTCTAGCGTTTCGTTCCGCATTTTTCGAATCAATAGTAATGACTAAACGTGATTCTTGAGTCATCTTTAACTTTCCTCTAGGCAATAAAAAACCCGCTTTCGCGGGTTAATTGTTTAATTTGAATTAATTTCTCAGTGCTTTCTCACAATATGGCGATGCATTTTGTAAGTTTGGATCTGGGCTGTACTGGTAACTACCTCCACCATAGTAGTTAGCTTTTAACTCAAGTTTAGAGTCTGTTTTACTTTTGATAGTTTGCTTCAAACCTGATTGAACGATGACTTCATTTCCACTTACTTTTAATTTTTCGACAGAATCTTTACCGTTCCAACTAGAACACATAAGCCCTGTACCGTCTTTTTTGAAGGAATAAGTCACAGCATATGGACCATTGTTGCCCGACCAGTATCCGTTTAGATCCGTTGCTGTCGGAATAACAGACATGTATTGATTGTTCATCATATCAGTTGTAGCTGCACAACCACCAAGACCAAAAACTAAGCCCAATAAAATAATCTTTTTCATGAAATTACCCATCATTTTTAATGGATAAAATTTAACAGGTGGGAAATAAAAAAGCCACTCGGTTGAGTGGCTTCTCTATTTTAAGCATGTAGTAGCTTTTCAGCACCAGCTGCCAAAAATGCAGATCGGGTTTTATACTGCTTATCTTTACCCACGCTATCATCAATCTTACGAATCAAACGACTAGGCAAAGATACGTTGATTTTTTCAGGGGTTCCAAGATAACGACCTAAATCAACCTCAGTTACGAACCAAACCATTCCATCAAATTCAGGAAGTTCCATAAATTTTCTTACCGATGAAGCTAAAGGAATCTCTTCACCATCTTCAGCAAGAATCTCTAAATGCCCTGCAATCGCTTCTTTAATATTATCGAGAGCTTCTTCAAGGGTATCACCGGCGCTGTGGCAACCGGGTATATCAGGAACGATGACACCGAATGCCTCGGTATCTGATCCCATTTCAATTGCAATCGGATATAACATCTCATGTACTCCAAGCCGTAGGCTCTTACCAAATCGCCCTATGCGGTTTGTTTTTTAGATTGATAATCCTAAAGTCGGAAAACAGCAGGTCAATTAAGACCTGCTTGTTTCAAAATGCTTTTAACAGTTCCGCTTGGTAAATCCTTTTTAGGATGTGGAACTGTAACCAGTCCCTTCTTAGTAGGGTGTTTGAAGTGATGATGACTTCCTGTAACCCTAACTTGATACCAACCGTCTGCTTCAATCATTTTGATTAAATCCAGACTTTTCACACTACCACCTTGTTAACTTGATGAGACAATTATAACCCTAGAGTTATTTTAAGTAAATACCTCTAGAGTTATTTTTTAATGGGTTTCTTCATTTTTTTATGCGAATCATCAAGAAAAATATTATCCATCGCAAAAATACAGTCATTAAAGATATCTCTTTCAACTGGCAATTCGTAATGTTCACAGTACGCAGATATTGATGAGATATCCAAAGCTAAAGGAATTCCCTGCTCATAGCGTCTTGAACGTGAAATCACGTTGTACGCAGATAGTATTGCATGAGAGGTAAACGAATATTCAGGCTTCTCAAACTCTTGAGGCTTTTTTAGATTTAAGGCTTTGGCGATTGCGGCTTGCTTCTGGCTGTAGTCGCTCGCTTCTTCTTCTGAGTTGAACTTGGACCAGTTGTAGAGCTTGAGGACTTTCCCACAACTTCTTCCTTATATGAATCCGCCTCCTTTTGGATAGTTTCTGCTTCTTGTCTTATATAAAGCCAGATTGCTACACCAATATCACCCATATTTAAAAGCTTTGTCGCATTTTCAGGTGAATATTCTGGCTCCGTTACTACAGTTTCTTTTTCGGCATTCTCTTCTTCAAAAACGACGCCTTTCCAGTCCTCAATTAAATGGCATGCAGCCGCTTCTAAAAGAAGCTCATGATAGAGTTTATCCTCTATAGTGGCCTTGCTAACATCATAACCCTTAGAGGTGATTTGATTGTTTGCTCGCTCAAGGGCAACTTGATAAGGCTTATATGCGATACCTCGAATTTTAAATTCAGCTAATACATTGCCCTCCCCGTCAACATATTTGCGCCATTTACTAACTGTTTTACTAGTCTGAATGCTTACTTTTAAAGCCATATTCAACTCCAAAAAAAGCAGCCATAAAGGCTGCTATCAGATTAATTAAGGCGCAGGTACTGCGGCAGGTGTGCGTGTAATAGTTGGGGCTACTTCCACAACCTTATATTCGAATGAAGCATTCAAAAGGTCAGTAGTACCACCACTTGGTAACGGTGCTGTGATTTCAGCTTTAGGGATAAAGATTTCATATTTATTCCCATCAGTGTCAGTGATTGGAACTTTTAAAGAAATAGTTTTATTAGTGAATTGCTTTTCATACATATCAGATGTATTACGGGACCAAGCTGCGGTAAATGAACCAGTACCAGCGGCAAGCATTTCCAAAATAGCTCGAGCATTAATTCCACCGCCTAAACAGCGTTGCAGCTGCATCGTATTATCCCAATTAAAAGTAAAGGCGGTCAGACATGAAATTCCTGCTTGAGAAACGCCGTCAATCAAAATATCGCCTACGGATACATTTGATAGTTTAGGGCTATTATCTGCGGCCGTAATTGTTCCAGCTGGAGCCGTAGAAAAGTTTGTGCGACCGAGGGCCATTAGGCCGAAGGTCATTGTGATTAATCCTGCCTCAGGAATATCAATTCCAAATGTATTTACATGGCACCCACGGAAAACATGGTAGTCGTTAACATCTTCGAAACCACGTAATACAGAAAAGGTTTGTCGAAGAGTTCCGCCAAAAGTTAAAACATTTGATGACCAGCTATTAAAAGCTGCTGCGGCCATCAGGTCTTGCACTAAAGGACTATACTTAGCTTCACATTTTAATTCACCGGCATACTCTGCACCGGTGATCATTGACGCACGTGCAATACGTCCGCTAGTAATTGAATTTGAATCTTCCTTCGTTACTGTTGCATCTAAACCATTTTCAGTAAATTCAAAGGTAGTACGTACAAAAGGTGAAGGCGTTGTGCCAACCGTTGTTTCTTTTGCAATTTGTGTTATCTGACGTGCACCACTCGACATGTCTTATTACTCCAAACGTTAGGCATAAAAAAAGCCACCCGAAGGTGGCCACTAAATTTCTGGCGAAAAAAAACCGCCTAACGGCGGTCATTTGTTTTTTCAGTCATTTAAGGTTTGTAATCTAGTTCAACACTTACTCCAGTAACAAGATTATGTTTGGTTGAGCCAAGGGGTTGAGTGTTTGCAAGGCGCACATTCACATCAGATACACACAACTGATTATCTCTTTGCCATTTGTCTAACTCTGCGCCCATTACATATTCTAAATGGCGCTCTAACTCTTGTCGCTTAATCTCTATTTCTTCCAATGTCAGCATGCAAGACATATCAATTCACCCTAAATCCAATAGTCAAATTATACTGTATGAAGTCAGTATCTTTACCTGCATAAATCGATTGCCCCTGCAAACACTCTAATTTTTCGATTCTGAAATATTCAAAATGGGCAAGTAAAGCATCACTTAGATTTGTGATTTCCATATCACCTGTTTCGGGTCGTGCAAAGCATTGAATTAAAATATTACCTGTACGGCGTGTAGTTGGCTGATCGGATAGCCCAGCAATAAAACTTGGTCCACCTGCAATAGTCAAACGACACCATAAGCCTTTTGTTGGCACAGTAAAGCCAGGTGCATTTGGATACTGGATTCTATCCTGGGCAATCCCTGTAAAGCTTTGCATACGCTCGATAATAGCCTGCCTTGTTTGCTCTAAAGTCATTGCCATATTAACCACCATACTTTTGAGTAATATAAGTAAAAGTAGTGCTGTAGATACCCAGCGGTGCTTGATCGGACCAACCATTTTCCAATCGTTCCGCATAAGGCTTATTGTTTTGTATGTAAACTAAATTACCCAGCTTAAACTTAACAGCTTGAATCGCTGCATCTTGAACGGCGTTTGTTTCAGGTCCACGAGAGCTATAATCACCAGATCCAATCGAAACTATATGTGATGCTCTATAAGCTCCAGTATCAACCGGACTAGTAACAACAAGTGATTGCACGGTATCCATTACAATTTTCTTAACCTGGTCTTCAGCATTTTTTACAACATCGAAGCTAAAGTTAGTCGGCTTTTTCCCCGTCCACCCCATTGCTCACCTCGCTTGCTTCGTACATTTCAAAAAGGTCTTGAGCGATTGCTTGAATTGAATATGCTTCAAACTCAACACTAGGTTCACTTTCACCCATTCGCCGCTTTACTATTTGCCAGACATGAACAGCTTCATGTAAAAGCAATCCATAAACTTGAATTTGATCTTTATCTGACGTCTCCCCGATCTGGACAATTGCATAAGCACCATTAGAAAAAGTGCTAACCTGGGCATCCGCTCCCATATCCAAAAATTGATCAGCTTCACCCATGTCCTCAAATAATAGATCCATGTGCAACTGATTTCTTGCGAGTGTATATTTGACATGTTGAAACGGTGATATGTACCACTCAGGCACATAATCGTTATTAACCATGGCCATCCTCTCAGCTTGGTAAGAGTGTTTCCGTAGCCTCTCTACCATCAAATGAATTATGAATAAAAATGCCATCCACAATTTTGGGATGGCATTCACAATGAAAAAAAGTGTGTGGTCTTAAATCATCTTCAGGTACCACTTGAACACTTTCATGAAATTTATATACAACCCAAGACATCACACTCTCCGTAACTGACACTTCCAAATGGTCGCGGCTGGATCTTGTTGGATATGTATTACACGGAATGTTCCTAACCCAGTAATCCACTCATCATCAATTTTCGGTACCATAGTCACTTCATTTTGAAGAATGACAGCTTTGTTATCAGTCGCGAGTACACCTAGCGTCTGGATCTCATACTGATTGTACGAACCAAACAAAACACCACGACCAGAATAATTTTCAACTACATTTTCAGAAGTGTTAGTTTTAGGATTCCAGCTTGTATTGACTATCCTTTCACACGTAAAAGTATGAACGGCCTCAGCTAGATCCTCGTCAAATGCTTCAGCAATTTCTGCCTGAATTTCGTCACGTAGGCCCATAAATCATGCTCTATAAAGTGGAATTCCAAAGCCATTAAAACTAGCGTTTGGATCCTTCAGATCAAGGGAATCAATAAAATCAATTGCTATCTGCTCAAAGCTGGAGATTGCTTCAGATCCATCTTGATATTCCTTTTCAGACTCAACAGAATCGGCCTTTACTTTCTTACGCTTCAACAGTTGATCTTTGCCGTTATAAATTACCTTGGCCAAAATACCTTTAACAATTTCACAGGCTGCATCTTTAAGAAGTGGGTCAAGAGGATCTGGCACAAATCCTATTCGTTTTTTCATCCATACATTAGCAAGTTGGACTAGACGAGCTTTATCACTATCCGGTGCAAAATCGCTGCCCAAAATTGAATTTGCGTCATCTACAGTAATAAAGCTCATATCATTATTCCTTCGGGATTAATTTAAGGAGTTCTGGTTTTGTTGCTGATGGTTTATAGCCAATGTTTTTGCTAGCTAAAAACTCTTTGAGCTGATCGTTTGTCCAGCTTTCATAATCATTTTTATTCGACTCTTCAGGTTTAACAGTTGAGCCTTCACCTGATGCAAGCTCAGCAATACGTGCCTGCATTGCCGCGACATCATTTTTAAAAGCATCAAATTCAGCTTGGATGCTTACTACTTGTGCTTCAGCTGCTTTAGTAGCATTGTCTGCTAGGGTTACAGCATCTTTTAAACGTGAATTTTCAGAAATTAATTCCGAACTATTACCACTGGCCTGTTCTAAGATTTGGATTTTTTGTTTAAGTTGCCCGTTTTCTTCAACAACTTTTTCACACTCGGCTTTCGCATTATCGATAACCTCTTGCAGTTCAGGTGTAATTCCTACCTCAACATTTACTGTGGCCAAAGTGGTTTTTGCAGGTTCTTCCAATTTGCGAACTTCAACTGGAATATCCAAAGTTTCATAGTCATTTTGAATTTTTGGATAGTGACCATAAATAATTACTTCTTCAGCACTGCGATTTGGAAATTCATAATAGTCAGGGTTTGCAATTGTCCCTACTTCTAAAGCTGCAGCTGCGGCAATACGTGTATAGATTAATTTCATGAGGCTTTTCTCTTATTGAAAAAAAGAGGGCTATTAAGCCCTCTGATAAATGAGATTTTTAGCAATTAACCAGTCGTTGTACCTGACAAGTCAAGCAGTGTACCAGCCGTCATTTTGTTGCTGGTCGCATGTTTCTTCCAGTTAGCACTTGAACCAAGTAATGTAAGATCAGGGTTTTCACCTTTCGATGTATCCCAGCTATAACCTAGAATATCTAGATTGAATGTACCTTCAGCACGCATACCGATTGCCAAGTTCTCTTCATCATTGATGTCATACGCTCGGAAGCCAGGTACTTGTGATTCAGTGACAGTAACTGCTCCCATTTGCAAACCAAATGCATCATCGTCACCTACAGCATCAGTAACCAATACCGGCTTACCTAAAGTACCTGGCAAACCACCATAGATTACGATTTCCGATTCGCCGTAGATTTGTTTAGTGATCGCATCATCGACAATATCGAAGTACGTATCTGAGTTCATTACCCATAAACTAATACGGCCAAATTTGTCGCCAAACTTACGCATACCACGTGTTAATGCTTTACGGCCATCCACAGCGATACTACCTTTTGCAACCATATCAATATTGCTAGAAATAGCGGCTTTTAATGAAGCTAAGCTGTACTGTAAACGTCCTGCAACTAAAGCATCTGCCAAATCATAACCAAGAATCATTGCGAACTCTTCAGGTGTGCGAGCTCGGCGCTTAAATGCCTCTTCTGTAGAGGCATAAGGACCATATTTATATGGAACTTTCACACCTACAGATTCTCCAGAACCAATTTTCTCAGGAACCACTTTGGCCGTTGAATTCACATCACGATGTTTGATGCTACCACCAACTTTATAGAAAGCTTCTTTATTAAAATCACCTTCAATAATTTCGTTACGGTAGATAATCGCGCCGTTTGAAGCTTGATTAAAGACATTTAAATTGTCTTGCAAACGCTCTAAATAAGCAGTTTGAGCCAATTGGTTGTAGATGATCATGTCTGAATTTACTGTTGTAGTCATAACTACTTATCTCCAAATATTTAATGATTAGTTCGGTAGTTTTAGGAAGGATTCTTGGCCATGTTCTTTGATGTAATCGGCTCTTTGAGATACTGACATCTCGCTTCGCTTCATACCTGCTGGAGCTCCACCTTTGCCCCCACTTTGGAAACCACCACCTGTCCCTTTACCACCTTTAAGAATTAAGTCTTTATGCGGGTATCCACCAACCAAGGACTCTAAAGCTTCGTCAACATTTGCAAGCTCACCAGGGCGAACACGGGAGTAAATCTTTTCGCCGTTTGGATCATAGGCAACTACTTTGCCTTCTTCGATTTTGAAGTGATTACCGAAAGTTGCCTGAACCATATCTACTGGTACTGCAATGTTGTCTTGAATGTACTTAGAACGAGCAAAACCACCGCCGATAAGTTCTTTATGTAAAGAAGCTTCAAGAGCATCACGCTGCTGAACAATAGGAGCATATTTTTCTTCAACTGCTTTGATAGCTTCAGCTTTCACTTTCTCAACTTCACCAGCATCCACTAGCTTTTTATCGTCAAGGTTTTGCATAGTCTGAATTGCTTTCTTAGCAGCTACAGGATCTTCGATACCTTCAAAAGCTTTTAGGGCTTTTTCAGCCGCTTCTTTTGCTTCACGGTTCGTTTTAGCCTCATTGTTTAAACGTGAAATAGTCGCTACAGAGTGAGCGGCATCATGTGGCATTTCTTTACCATCATCATGAACATAGATAGGTTTATCACCATCTACTTCCGCATATACCTTACCGTCGATTGTTACTGTTTTAAGTTTCATGGGTCATCCAACCTATATTTTCAAAATGGGCATCCACCCGGTTACGCCGTCTGCATCCGCTTTCGGCAGGCATAAAAAAAGCGCCCTTATGGACGCTTCATTTCTGTTAATTTTTAAAACTGACTATCGAGTTGTGCCTGGTATAACTTTTCTTTAAGAAGGTAGCCTTCCAACTCCCATATTTTTCGACGCGCATCTTGATAGGCAAGATTCCGCCCCATTTCTGCATCAAAATTTTCCGGGCTCACACTTGCATGGTTTAACCCAGTAACTTTATAGCCATTTTCTAATACAAGAATACAAACCGTAATATTGTGAGGTAGTAAGTGAAACTCTTCTGACTTAATTTTGGCATCAATATTATTAGGTGCTAAGCGTGGCGCATCTAAACCTTTACTTTGGATTTCTAGTTCTGTTTGATTTTCAGTATTTGGCATTTCTTACTCCTAATTTTCATCCAATTAGCATTGATGATTAAAGCTTTTCGATAAGATTAACAAGCTTTGTATTTGCTGCGTCTAAAACTTTGGGATTTACTCGAGGAGCTTTTAAAAGTGAGGTCAATACTTCAATAGAATGAAGCTTTGCATTATGAGCATCATAAGTGCTAACACCAGCACCTGTGACAGTTACACGGGATTCCAAGCTTTCAATTTTTGGTGATACAACCGCTTTAAGTGATGGTTCATCTACATTCTGGCCAACCTCAACCGCCTCACCTTCGATTACTTGAGGCTCTGTAGGTGGTTCAATAATTTCAAATCCGAGCTGTTTTAAGTTCTCAATGGCAGCTGTAAGTGCAAATGGATTGTAATCACCAACTGGTGAGCCTTCAGGAATTAAATACTCGCCGTTTACTTGCACTCCAGAGTGAAGTTTTAAGATGCATATAATGCGTTTAGGCACTGCATCTGGTGATGGCTGGTCCACATTGAAATATTCAACATTTTGCACTAACTCTTGAAGGGTTTGCGGTTGCTTTGTCATGATGACCTCACATTAAAAAAGCACCCGAAGGTGCTATGGTTGTAATTTGATTTAAGGTTGAATATGTGCTTTTGGCTGTTTAAAGCTATAACCAAAAATTGCCATATATCTTGGGATTATCTTTCGAACAAATGGCAATAGAATAAGATTTGTGCTGAGGACATATTGCGCCTCACTCATGGTTATTTGTTTCATAATCCCAACCTCTTAAACATTTGTTCATCCAACTTCCGAAGTTGGTCGAGTGTGTAAAGTCGCCCTTCTGGATCGAAAAACTTTTCAAAATCAAGCTTTCCTTCTTTGAAGAGCTTATAACGATTTGGCCCTAGCCACTCTTTCTGAAAAAAGTCATCGGTCTTTTTAAAGAATTCTTTAAATGTAGTGTTTGCATCCAACTGCCCGATTAACTGACTACGCTCATCTTTTGGAATATCCTTGACTTTGCGCTCATCCATCACAAACGGACGCTCCCCCGGAAGCTTCCCTTCTTTTTCAACTGGTACCAGAATACTGCGGCAATGAGGATGCAACGGCGGTACACGTTTGGCAGGGTCGTTTATTTCCCAAATTGAACCATCTAGTGATGCACATAGCTTCGATGTTCTTCCATCTAGAACACTAACAAAGCGCACATATTCAAAGCCTAATTGATTAAAGCTTTTCAGATAAGCTTGATTGGCCACATGACTTCGTACAGTCCTAACAGTGCGATCAATATCTGTCTTGGTACCATTTAAGATTCCATCTTCATAATTAAGCCGCTTGGTACCGCGAATACGCTGAACAATTTCCTGATTCGTTTTACCGGTATTGATTCCGTCACGAATTGCATATTCAACTTTTTGACGGGCACTCTCAGCAATTCTTGATAGAAGATCATCAACAAGTGCACCGCCTGTAAGTGGAACCTTTTTAGCTGCAGAGTAAAGCTTTTCTCCATCAGGTTTATTTATCTTTCCGCCGAACAACTTGGCCATATAACTGGCTTCATAAACGGCCATTGCCGTAGCTGAAACGGCGAATACTTCAGGTAGGCTTGTATTTAAACTGCCAAACCATTGGGTAATTAAATCTCTAATTTCCTTTAGATTTGAAGTTGTGTATTTGCCTCCAGCTAAAGCAATCTTTTCTGAATCACTAAGCTCATCCAGTAAATCACGAAGCTTTGATAGCATCGCACTCGTATCATCATTGAACAAACCCAATAATTCATTTACTGATTGAGAAGAAGTCCGATAAAGATAAGCCTGGTGTTGAGTGAGTACTTCCAAAAGATTTTTATTATCTTTAGCCATATCACCCTACCTATAGATTCACTGTTCCGTCTTTTTCGGATTCGACATTAACCAGTTCTTCTTCATATTTTTGTTTAGGGAACATTCCAGTCTGGTTATATTCCCACCAAGATTTAAATGAAGAACGTCCTTGTAATGCTGCTTCAAATAATTGACGTGCAAGTTCAGCGAGATAACCTTGCTTATTGAATTCCTGACTGATTTCAAACATTAGTTCATCTTTAGTCAGAACATCAACATTAGGCGTTACAAACTTAGCTGCCCATCTTAAAGCCATAGAAAGAGCTTCATTCATATTCACAACACATAATGAAAGAACGGAATGCTGCACGGCGTCATCACTGTTTGATTCAGTTGCAGTCTTTTTAGCTGCTGAACCCTTTTCAATTAAACGAGCACCCATTTCTTTCATCTGATCCCATTTATCCTTCATAGCTTCCCGGGCTAATGTGTTTGGATCTGCTTGCACAATTCCTAAATCACCGTTTTCAGGTAAAGGTAAAAGAACTTTTGCACCGATATAAATGCCACGCTTTTTGGCTTCATCGTACCAAGCCCAACTGACTCCCTTTGCATAGAATTGTGGTTGACCCATATAAAAAACGGACTCTTGAAAGTCCGCACTGTCTCTATAATGAGCTAAATTGAGATTAGCTAAAGGTAACAATGGAGGCTTCTTAATCTCCTCAGAGTTATCAATAGCCCCCACAAAAGTGAATGGAATATAGGACCAGAAATCACCGTTATAATCTGTTGGGAATTTCTTTTCTCCTCCTACCCATGTGCCCTTATCGCTTTTGGTATAAACCTGTACTGAATAGATGTAATTTTCTTCACTATCAGGCTCTAAACGAAGAACCCGGTACTGTTCAACCTCTGTTTTACTAAAGCCATCAGCTCCACGTTCAGAAGTAAATTCACGAATGACCACTAAGCAAAGCTTTTTCTGGTTATCGATCATCATTGAATCCCAATTGATCACATCAATGGCATTCAATATGTGAATCATGGGATAGGCTTTTTGTTGTTTAAACTCAGCAAGATTCCGAGCTTGTGTAACTGCTGGATAGTCTACATATAAAGCGCATCTGTAATGCTTCAATAAATGACGAATACCTGTTTGAGCTAATTGATAAGCACTTAAGCCTGCGCCGTTAGCATTGCGCTCTAAATGTTCAAGTTGAGATGGAAACTTAAAGCTTGGATCTGTGGCAAAAGCAGCACCTACTAAGCTATTTGATGTTGTACCTGTAACTTCATAAAAAACTGCACGGGTACGATAAGCCTCATAAGCACTCTTATTTGCAGGTGACTTATCATGTGCATTAGGCTTTGGCAAATATTTCTCACCTTTAGCCTTTACCGCATCCTCACCTTCACATACATCATCTAGCTTCTGCCAGTATGGCAAGTTTTTAACATACTCAGGATGTTTAAAAGTTACGTCACTCATCGAGCAAATCCCATATCAGCAAAGAAGGCTTCAAAACCTCCATTCAATTCATTAAATGCATCTGAACCAGCATCAACCTGGTCGTCATGCGTTCCATTCGGAAAATTTCGAAGCTCTTCAATAAATTCTTTATTCCAATCACCTCTCAACATTCTGACGTTACCCACGTTAACTTGAGCCGCAAAAGGCTGAGCCCGTGTGAGTTTGTCACCTGAAACAGGTTTAGCTTTTACGTCATAACCTGCGAGAAGTTTTACGAATGAACTGGCTTGTGATTTACCAGCTTGACCTGGATCTTGAGGGATCCTTACCGTTACGCCCATCCCATCCAACTCTGTGACTTGTTTTAAGCGTTTATTGACATTGTCAGGACCAAGTTGCCCTTTTGTTACATCGACAATATAGGTAAAGCCATCTGCCCCCAAAGCCTCTCTAACACCTGCTGTAAAGTCGCCTTCATTCTCAGTTGCACCAAAGTCCCAAGCCCTTACTTGCTTCACTACATCAGCAGGTAAAGCATCCACAATTTCAATATTGTCAGGCTTAAAAAAACCGCCTGCTGGCGGTGATGGCATTTGTCGATATTGCCCGGCAAAAACATACGGCGCAGCTTGCTCCATTTGTTTCAACTTTTGAATATTGTGTTTTGCTGGCCACAGTGCGGATCCGTCCTCTTGAATAGCTGAAAGACATAGATGCTCCCACACTTCACCGTTACCACCAGCTACAGGAACGCCGTCTTTTCTATCACCTAATAACCAGCCCGCTAAATCTTCTTCATGAAGCCGCTGCATAATCACAATGATCGGCGTATCTGGCGAGTTAGTACGTGACTCGAGTGTATTTTGAAACCAGTCAATCACACCTTCACGGATAGTTTTTGATTTGGCCTCATCGGCTTTATGTGGGTCATCAATAATGATGCAGCCGCCAAAGCCTTCACGCATTTTGCCTGCACCAAAACCTGTAATGGTACCGCCTGTACCAGTCGCATAGCAGACACCACCTGCAGCTGTACGCCAGAAATCCTTGGCCTTACTATCATCACGTAATTTAAGATCAGGAAAGACCTTTTTGTAAGCCTTTTCTTGAACCATGTTGCGAGTCTGAAATGCGTTATTTGCAGCAAGCATGGCCGAATAACTGATATGAATAAATTCAGAGTCTGGATTTTTACCAAAGCACCAAGACATGAAATTAATTACAGCAATTTCAGTTTTAGAATAACGCGGGGGAACGTTAATAATTAACCGCTTGATTTCACCGCGATAAACTTTCATCAAAGCTTCGCAGATTTCTAAGTGGTGCCAGTTCTGCATCCATTTATAACCACGGCGCTCCTTAAACATGTACCTTGTGAAGAAATATAAATCTTCTTGCGCCTCGATCCTGATGGCTTTATCCCGAGCCGCATCAGTACTCATCTACGACCTCCCTCCGTGCTTTTAAGTACTCTTCCATTGGAACAGGAACATCTGAATTGACCGTTTGAACTGGACCGCCGTCTTTACCGGTTATTTCTTGTCGATTCGTGAATTGTCCACCGATGTCTTTTGCAGCCTGCTCTAGAATTTTTAACGCTGTTTTAACATTTCGCGTTCTATCAAGTTGTCTTTGATATTGCTTCAGACGGTAGTACTTATTGGCAATTGGAATATCAACTAAACCCTTGTCAAACTCATCTCTGGTTTTCTCAAATAGCTCGATATACTTTTTACTTAAATTCTTACCAGCAGCCTTAGTTGGGTCATAAGTTGCAACTTGAACGCGATCAATATCAACGCCAAATTCTTGTTTTACGAGTTCTGCTACTTCTTGAGGTGTGTCACGACAAGCAAGAGACTGAACTATAAAGATTTTCACAGGCTCTTTTAGTGTTGCCATAACTTCCTCACCGTATAACTACGTATAACAAAACGGGCAAAAAAAAGAGCCATTAGGCTCAATTGATTACACAGTTTCCGCAGCATCTAGAAATATCTAAATCCGAAACAAACGGCGGGTTTTTTGCGACTTCAATAAGCCGTTTAACATTCTTGCTTGGTCCCCACCGTTTCACCACACCAATAAACTCTTCAACATCATGACCCGCAAGGTAGTGCTTAGGTAAGCCTGTAGAGTCACTATAAAGAATTTCACCATCTTCATCCTTCATCACACCAATGTGATAAAGCTCATGCTCAAGCAAATAACAGAATTCAGTATCGTTAGCCCGTTCACAAAATGAAGCATCGACTGTAATTAAATAAGTTGGTACAAGTCCAAACCAATCACGCATTTGTTGCTCTTGCCTTGCTTTTCGCCAACCTCCGACATTGAACATAACTTTTTCACATTGGCCTAACACCATATTCTGTTTACTTTTATAAGCAGATGAAGCCCATGCAAACGCTAAGAACTCTTCGTTGTCATGAAGTAACTCGGCGACGTGATCATGGTCTGGATTATGTAGAGGTCCACCAGGAGTTAGAAAATTCGCTACTACCCATTTCTTTAAGTCTGGTGCCGGTATTAAACGGATTGCTTCCTCTTCTTCTGCCTGATCAATAAAATCAGTTGGTGGAAATGGTCTGATCTGTTCCATCTTCAATTCTCGCTAATTCGCCTTTAATCCAGTTAATTGCGTAACCTGATTCAATTTGGTGAGGCTCTAGACGTTCGAATTTATACCCCTTATCTAAAGCAAGATCATATTTACCCAAAGCATTTGCAATTTTTCGCCCACCTCGACCAACAGACCAAGGACTGCCAGCAATTTCTATAAGAAGATTCAACTTCACAATATAAAAATCGAACCGCCAATTTTTAGTTGATTCAAATTGAAATTTTCGGCGGTATCCAATTTGTTGTTCTTCTAACTCTTGAAACAACGTTTCTTCAGCTTCTAAATATTTTTGTTTAGCCTTAGGCAAAGGTCGGCTTTTAGGCTTTGTTTTAGGTTCTTTTTTTCTTGTTAGCCAAAAATAATCTTTAGTGTCCATACAAAGAAGTCCGTAAATTTTTGACCTGTGTTTTTAAACGAAGAATTATTCTATCGATAACTAACATTTCATCACGGCTTAGACCTGTACGCGACAAGTTTTGATAACGCTCCAATTCTAAGGAAACTTTATCAAGGTTTTTTTTACCTTCGTTTTTATCCATATACTGCTCACTTATGTTTGTTTAGACGGCGAGCAATAAGGCGTTTCTTCTTTTGGCTTAATTTATTGGGCTTGCTTTTCACACTATTTAATTTATTTACAAATGGTGAAGCTTCACCCATAGCAGCAGCCATAGCTGTTAAAGCACTAAAATTAAAAGCCATTAATCCTGTTGCTGCAGCTAACATTAATCGACGCATACGCACTTATATATCTCCAAAAGAAAAAGCCCCTCCAATAACCATATTTTAGAGGGGCCGTTTGTGCCGTATTTATCACGGCAAACTTACAAACCAAATTATGAAATTAGTAATTCATAATTATTAGTTCATTGCTTTTCTTACTCTTGGCTGCCGAATCACGACCAATAGAGTAATTAATTGAAGTAACTGCAAAATTAAAACCCTTAAAGATTTCACGAATCTTTTCATGGTCATTAATTGAAAGCATTACCTTCCCTTTGGAGTTCTTCATTTTTTCAGAGAGCAATTCATATTGGTCAATAGGAAAATCCACGCCATAACCAGCAGTATCTAAATACGGCGGATCCGCGTAAAAGAAAGTATGTTCCCGGTCATATTTATCAAAGCAAACATCCCATGATAAATTTTCAATATAGACCCCATTCAACCGCAAATGTGCTGCACTCAAATACTCCTCAATCCTTAAAAGATTTAAGGACCTGCCAGTTGTGTTATAACCAAAAGTTTGACCAGAAACTTTCCCACCAAATGCATGCTGCTGAAGATAATAAAATCTTGCTGCACGCTGAATATCTGTAAGAGTGTCTGGTACTTTCAGTTTTTCCCATTCAAAAATCTGGCGGCTAGATATGCACCATTTAAATTGCCTTACAAACTCTTCTAGATGATTTTGAACAACTCGATAAAGGTTTACGAGCTCACCATTTAGATCATTTATAACTTCTGTCTTTGCCTGGTCTTCTCTTAAGAAAAATAGAGCAGCTCCACCGCAAAACAATTCCACATAACACGAATGCTCCGGGAATTTACTCAACAAATCCTTAGCTAAACGGGTTTTACCACCTTGCCATGGAATTATTGGCTTTGATTTCATAAAAATTTTCCTGTGCAAAAGCTTACATTTTTGATAGCCTTCACCGGTCGTGTGCACGATAGGCTGGGCTTGCTTTTGACAGGCTAAGGCTGTCAGGAGGTCGAGGTACTGTTCCCGCAGTACTTCGTCCCCAGTTTTACTCGATACAAAAAACTCGGTCTCCATTTGGAACCGAGTTTTTTTTATTTATTTATTTTCTAATGCAGTTACACGCGTCTGAACTGCATTTAAGCCATTATTCAAAGTAGTGATTGAACTCCCCTGGCTTGTATTCACCCCTTCAACACTCGTAACTCGGGTTGTCAAAGCATTAACTGCTGAAGCATCAGCTTTGTTGCTAACAGTTCCTTGAAGAGCTGTTACTTTTGTTTTAAGAGCATTAATTTCATTCTCTAATTCTGCGTTTGTCATAGTCATGCTGTTTTTCCTAGAAGCAATATTAAAAAATAAAAAAACTCGGTCTCCGTATGGATCCGAGCTTTTATGAGGGCAATAAAAAAGCCCACCTATTTAGATGAGCTTTTAAATTCATTTTGGTCTAATTTATACTTCGACCAATTTAATAAAACTATACCGTAATTAACGAAAAAGTGGAAACTAATTTCTTACCTCATTTAAAGTTTCTTCCTTATAACGCTTAGCAATTTTCGTAGCTTTTTTAATTTCTTCTTCTAATGCAGTTACCATTAATTTTTCGTACCGCTTCCATGTTTGACGATACACCTCAGGATTCATCTGAAAACTTCTAATGCCGGCATAAACTAAGCGCCCTGGATCTTTATGTCCGTTCTCCAGCTCTGGATCTAAAGCATAGTCAATAACAATACGGGCAATTAACCAGGCTAAATGATAAATAGCGATTCCTTCCGGTTCTCTTCTTTTATCCTTTTTGGCTCCATCCATCATGATTTTCGCCAGGTGATTCCTAACGTACTCATAATCCTGTTGTGATTTTCCTTCGGTCATAATGACCATTGCAACCGATTTTGTAAGTTGATCACCCATAGCAGCTACCACCCCTAATTTATCTTGAAAGTCTATTGACCTCCCATCTGTACACCTAACATTCGCAGCCCCATAAGATGGTGATTTAAGGCTTCCGCCACTTACGAACCATTCAAAAATTTGAAATCTTGACCAATCCATTACAAACGAAGTTTGCATTTTCACCACCTCAATTATTTAAAAGCTGCTGGAACTCACTAAATAAAAGTTCCTCAACTGGTTCATCTACACTTGCTTCTTGATCTAGTGCCCAAGGATTTATATAAACTTTATCCCCACACATTACCGCGAGCTTCCCTCGAAACTGGCAGCCAGAAAACTCCAGACTATATTTCTCTACAAACAGCCCAGCCAAAACCTCGCACTCATCTGTAGTTAAACTAGTTTCCATATTTATTTTTAAAATGAAAAACCGCTTATCTGCTGTCCAGCCTACCGTTTCAATGTCGCTCATAAACTCTCCTCAAACCTCTCTAACATCTATACCGTGCACCGTCTTCATCAGGTGCTTCTTGTTGCGATAACTTGGCAGCTTTCTAGTAGCAATAGATTTAACGTCCTCAACGATGTATTCGCCATTGATGAGGTAATAAGTAAAATCCGCAAAATATCTAAGCGCTGGCTTTGTGCGTTTCTCCCCCTCTATCTTTGTTCTAGGTGCTAATTCAAATTTTGTATGATGCTCTAAACCAAAAATTTCACCGCGTTGTTGCAATGCTTTAAGTTCGATGTATCGTTTGTATTCTTTGGTGCTATCAAAGGTCATTCCATCTAATTGAACCTTAGAGGCATTAAACTTATTACGACCCTTTTTAGCTTTGTGGCCATTCGGAAACTTTGAGTGATAGTCAGCTAAGCTCATGGATGTCATCAAGCACTTCCCTTATTTAAACGATCCAATTCATTAGCAAAATGGCTATACATCTGAGACTTTTCAAAATCTCTAATACGACTTAATTCGTGTGCTTCAGTTCTATATTTTTGAGCCATTTCACTTATTGAATTTTTAAGCTCATCCAATAAATCAAAACGTGGAGGCTTTCCTATTGGTGGTTTCATCAACTCCCCACCGTTATCGGTATAACCCGCACGTTCCATTTGACCTTTAAGCTTATTCAGCTCCCCTTGCTGACCAATGCTCGTTTGGGCCATATCCACTAAAGCGCAGATATTCAAGGGATGGGCAACCACATCTACAAATGGTCCATAATGTCTATTACATGCATGAATCGCATCTTCAGCAGCTCTACGGATGAGCACCAACTGCCTTTGTGATAACTTGGGCTCACTCATGATTTACACCCGCCTCTCTCACTTCATCATTGCCTAGTAAAGGCGTCATGACACCATCCGGCCATTTAAAGCAAGTGATCCAACTTTTATCCCATTTTGCCCAAACACCGTATTTACTTAGTCGGTAATACACTCCAGCTTGCCAATGTGTTGCACCTTCTGGGCGCTGTTTTGATATTTCTTCAAGCATGGCTTGCTCCGTATATTGATTCGTAATTTGATAAATGGCCTTCTACAAGCTTGATACGATCATGAAGATTGGGAAATTGAGGTCTCAGCTTTAACATTCCATACATACTTTCCACATGGTCATAAGCATCATCAATTTTTCCTGAGTACCATTCGTTTAAGTAATCAACTGACTCAACAAGGCGTTTTAGGTCTTTAATAATTACTGGTTCAAAGCCACGTTTTTTGAAATATTCCCCGTTGTTTTCAGTCAAGTTCCAGCACTCATGTATTCCATTGTGGAATTGAAAATCGGGTTTTTCTCGAAAGTAATATCCCCCCCAATAACTTTCAGCATTACCTGGTGCAGAATTGATTACTTTGGCTGCTGCTTGAATCCCATTGTCACGAATAAATTTAGACGCTTGCATGAAGATCTCCTCCATCACCTAACTGACTAACTGCTTTAACGAAAGTGTTTAGCTTCAGATCACGTTGTAACTTTCGGATTTGATTTACCTGCTCAGCATTCTTTTGCTCTAATCGTATGTAATTACGCTGCATGTAAAGGATCTGCTCTGGATCCTGTAGGCGAGCTAAAGCCATGGTTAAAAGATTCATTTCGTTCTGAATGTTTCGTACTTCAAAAGCTAAAGACTTAAAGTTCTCTTCAACTTTTTCATGATCGAAATGACTTTTATTTTTATTGGACCATTTGCAGAAATATTTGATTTTTGGTGCAGATAAAACCCCTGCAATTACTTTACAAATTCCCTTTTCACTAACGTAAATAAGACCCCATTTTTCAGGCAGTTCCTCAGGCTTAATTAAACCAGTGGGGCAAATGTAATAACGGTATTTGCCCATACCCATTTCAGGATTTAAACGATGAGGTTTAGAACGGTCTGCCAAGAAATCTGCCCGACTTGTTTTCGCCTCGAGTAGAAAAGTTCCTATCCCATGCGAATGAATGCCATGACGTACACCAAAAACATCAGGGTTTTCGCCATAACAGGACGCTTCAATTATTGTGAAATGACAACCATGGCCATTAGCGGATTCAGGGCGTTTTAGAAATTTTGCGCCGATTTCACAAAGCTGGCGGTGTGTTAGTTTGCTCATTGGCCACACCCCTTAACTACTGCACATCCCAATAACAAACAAAGAAAGAAAAAAGTTTTATTGATTGCTTTTGATTCATCATGGCCATCAATTTTTTGTGAGGCTTTGCTTTGCTGATCTTCAGGCTCTTGGATCTCAATATCAGAGACCAAACAGCAAAATGGTCGACCGTCATCTAAACGTCCAAACACCCGGTTATCTTCAAAAAGATCGACGGTGCCATTACCCACAAAGCGAATACTGTCCTGTCCCTTGTCTGGTACATGAGTGAAATCCACATGCACACGTGTACCCTTGCTTAGTTCTGCTGCTTTAACTGTATTGCGTATTTTTTCGATGTCGTCTTCGCTTTTAACCAGGGCATAATGCTTATCAAAAAAACTGTCGCGTTCGATGTACATACAAGAATCAAATTCCTGAAGCACCTCTTTTAATTTTTGAATTCCACTAGCTGTGTTCAAGGTAATCATGCAGCCCCCTTGGTTGGGTTTTTAAAGCCCATTTCGATTAAATATGGAATGAACGGTTTTTGTTTCTCGGGATCCGCAAGTAAATTTGCAATACGCTTGCCCACGTCTTGCCAAGATTCACCTGGCTGCGTGTATTTTTCTGGCAAATTCGGATGCAAAGCTAAACGGCGAGCAAAAGCAAAAAGTTGTTTATCTGAAGCAAAAGTTATTACTTCAGGCAATGTGTTTTCAGGAATGAATTGATGGTCATTTGAGTTTTTGTTTTCAAAAGTACGAGGTGCCGGTGTTTTCATCTTTGCGTATTTAGCGCGTGCTTTAAGCATCCACTCTGCAAAGAATTTAATCATGTCGCTATCAGAATGATTACGCCCCTCATTGAATCCCTTGAAAGCTTTCAGCTCTCTCTCAAACCAAGAGGCATTAAAAATCTCGTCGGTATTGATTGACGGATTGATAGAACAAATTTCTAATTTCAAATTTTCTAAAACAAACCATGTATTTTTTTTATTTTGATAAGTTGGTTTTGATAGTGTGTTTTGTGTGTTAAAAATTTTAACTAGTAGAGGTAAAAAATTTTTACTAGCAGTAGTTAAATTTTTTAACTGGCTAGGGTTTTCAAAGTAGTTAAAATTTTTAACTAGCAAGCGCGATTTTTGAGGGAAATTTAAACAGAGATTTTTACTCTTTTTGCCCTTAGTTAATTTTTTGGGTGCAGGTTTCTGGTAGTTAAAATTTTTAACTAGCTGGCCATTAAATAAACCAAAAGATTGAACAAGAACTGAGCTTTTATTTGGGAAATTAATGTACTCACCAACAAAATAATTATCAATTAATGAGTAAACATTCCCGTATACAGATTGGGCATGCTTTCTTACTAAACCAACTTTGACAAGCTCTTTTGTACATCTAACAACTGTAGGATGACTTTTTCCTGACAACTCCTCTAATTGAGTAATAGAAAGCGCATCACACTCTTTTGCCCAGCCACGTGTTTTACGGTTAATAATTAAATAGATCTTCACTGATGCATCTGAGATTTTACTCATTGCCTCATCAACAAACGCATTTGCCACCTGAAATGAATTAGGGACATATTTACTCATGCTGCAACCTCCAGCACTGGAATACGTTTTCTGTTAGAGCGCGTATTTGAAAACTTTGAAACAAGATTCTGGTATTCATACAAAAGTGAATAATTTGGATGTATACCGGTTAGATCTGGGAGAGTGCGCAAACTAGCATGCATTGAATACCCAGTGATTTCTTCAACTAGGCACATCAATGCATAAATTTGAGGATTTTTAACTGCACCGTGAACAAGGTCTTTTGGGCTACCCATAATGCATGTGATGCAACTTAATCGATCATTATCCTGATATGCCCAGTGAGGTATCTGACCAGCATTTTTAATGGTTTTAAAAACTTCACTGGTTGTTAATGAATGGATTGGCAAATAGTCATACCAGGTACGGCCTGCTTTACCATTTTCTGATGCAATCTTAAATATCTGCTGCTTCGCTCGGTTACTGGATTCTTCAGCTCTTAAGCCAACACAATTAACGATACGATCAAAGCCATTAGCTTTTGCATAACGGCGTATCTCTCGAGTAATTGGACCTCGTTTTAAATCACTAGTGCATTGACGATACTTAGGTGAAGGAAATGAAGGAACTTCTGGCCGTTCTGAATAACGTTTTAGAACCATATCAAGAAAAGATTTTTTAGCTTTAGCTACGATAAAAGGAACCCCAGCTATTTCAGCTTGTTCACGGGCGAGTTCCAATGCACCAGGCCACTCCATAAAACCTAGACTGGCATGCACTACCAGAATTTGCTCCTTAGGAACAAACTCCAGCAGCTTAATCATCATGGCTTGGCTATCCTTCCCGCCACTATGATTAACAACAAAAAGCGCTTTTAATTTAATTTCGTCAAATACTCTTAATGGAGTCATGTGGTAACTCCTTCTTTGTATTTTCTGCGCTTATATCGCATGTCATAACAAGCTTTACATGCAGCACAAAAAGCCGGTGCACCATTTTTTTTGGTATGACCTTTACGCCAGAAGAACTCTTCATCCATTGGGTAATATTCTTTGCAATGAATACAAAGTTTTTCGGTACCTAATTCGGTCTGAATCGTTTTTGGCAAAGGAGCATTAGTCATTTAGGCTCCCCTTCATCCAAAATCTGAATAAAGCTACCCAAGTATCGGATCCGCTTTGCTCGATAAAGGCTCGAGATGATTACCCCTGCGTGATAAAGATTAATCCCATGCACACCGTGTTGATTCACAAGAGCTTGCATAAATTCATCACGTGTAACTGCCGCATTTTTTATATCGCGGTTTCCACGAGCTAAATTTTCCTGACGTTTTTTTAGCAACCCAGCCAAAGTTATTAAAGCTGGCTCATGCCAACTTTGGTAACTCTGCTGACGTTTCTGCTCTAACAATTTGTCTTTATTCGACTGATTTGATAAATTAGACATGTTCTTTGATCCCTTCGATTAATGAACACTTAAAGCTCGATCTCGCACATCGGGCTTTTTATTTGTTTGGAATACGGAAAAAATACTTTTAAAGAAACTCATGTATTCAATTGAATGCATTGTATTCTTTGATTTTTTTAGCTCTTCAATAGATGATTGGCCCAAGTCAACTTCGATCTTTAGTTCAATGGCCTCTCTAATCCACTTAGCTCTAGCACCACCCGCCAATTCATCCACAAGTTCTTGCACTTCGATTGGCACTCTTGTCGACATTGGTGCTAATAATTTTTTGCTTGTCTTTGAATGCGTATTTAAGTTTTGCATAGGTTTTCCTTTGCTTCTTGTTGGTGCAGACACTCAAAATCTGCTGTTGGAAATAAGTCATTGCAACGGACTTTCCCCTTACTTTTTTGGTCTAATTCAAACAAATATTGATCACTGGTTTTATGTTTCTGAAAAAATGTCTGGTCTTAGATCTGTAAGAGGTACTTCTCCGCCACTTTGGTTGGAGATTTTCTTTGACAAAATAGGTGAAACACTGCCGCCATATGCAATTTGCAATAAGTTTCCTTTGGTAGTTCCACACTTTTCTGCAAATGCTTGAACTTCGGTATCCGAGCCAAGTTTTTTCATGTAAGCCAATAAACTGCCTACTTGAGTTTTGATACGTGCAGCATCTTGAACAGAAGTCATAAATTGGGTCCTAAAGTTGCTTTTTTATAATTTAGTATTTTACTAAGTTGATTGCAAGCTTCGTTTAGTATTTTACGCATTTATTTTTTTAGTATTTTACTATTTAATTCAGCTATGGATATTTCAGCAATACGCAAAGCAAACCTCATTAGGTTGCTTGAAAGTTATAGTACTCAACGTGAGTTTGCAGAGATCGTGGATACCCCCGCCTCTTATATCACTCAAATTACACAAGGTACTCTTGGTAAAAATGGAAAACCGGTTAGCCTGGGAAATACTGTCGCCCGAAGAATTGAAAAGAAGTTAAATCTTTCTCATGGGTATATGGATGTTGACCACACAAATGCTCAAAATGTAGTTCCTTTCAATCCTCAGGTAACACCTAAGTCAAATGACTTGCGTATTTCTCCAGTTGAATTTAAATCTTCCTTTGAAAACAAACATACAATCAGAATTCCTGTGCACAAAAATGTAAGAGCATCCTGTGGGGATGGTGTAGCAAATTTTCTTGAAGACGTTACAGACTATTTAGAAGTTGACCCTAATTTTCTTAAATTAATGGGTATTAATATAAAACCAGAAAGGCTAAGAATCATATATTCATCAGAATATAGTATGTGGCCTACAGTGACTCCAGATAGCCCATTGTTTGTTGATACCACTCCTGTTGACACATCAACAATGATAAGTGGTGATGTGTATGTATTCCTACATAACAGCCTACTTAGAATGAAACGTGTATTTGTGAGCTATGGTGATGAAAAGACTGTACGCCTACAAAGTGATAATCCTGATAAGAAAAAATATCCGGATGAAGTAATAACCCGAGAACAACTCAATGAGCTAGTGTTTTTAGGTAGATTAGAATTATCCCTGGTCAAACCTTAATAATTTTTCAAAATTTTTATTTTATTTAACCCACTCTTTAGTGGGTTTTATTTTGTCTAGCAGAAAGTCGTTTAGTATAAGAATAAATTATTTTTAGATTTATACTAAATTTATTGTTGCGTACCATTTAGTTTTTTACTAAACTAAATTTCACCAAGACAATAAAAAAGCACACCGAACCTTCTACCTCTCGATGTGCTTGCTACTGCGAGACCAATTATGAAACAAAACTCTATTTCAAGTCAAACCTCGGCGCGCTTGTTTCAGCACCCGACTATTGAAGAGCAACGCCCTTCACGCTTAGCCGTTTATAAAGCCAATGCAATTGACTTTATTAAGTTCATTATCCTCTCGATCATTCTTTGGGTCGTAATCTCAAACGCAATTGTTTGGATGTTTGGGGGCTAGTCATGAATAAAAAGCAATTTACTACCCCTTTCCGCGAATTTATCACTCGCGATGAACAAGGCCGTTATCACGTACGTTTAGGTCCACAGATTTTCTCAACAAATTTAAAGCTTACCGACATTCGTATTGAGAGTGAGAACGGCAGTAATCCTGTTAGCGAAGCCCTTCTTAAAATCCGGCCTTGGATCCTTCGAAACCTCGAACAGGAAGTTAAAGAACAGCGCAAAAAAGAACGTGAAGCAATGTTTTCTAAAGACTGCTTTAAACGCACTCCATATAGCGCAAACCAAAAAATTGCATATAAAAATGCCCGCAATAACGGATAAGTGAGGTAGTCAAAATGAATGCTGCAATTAATTCCGATGTTTTAGACCAAGTTATTTCAGAAAACGTTCTAGATCTTCCTGGTCAAGAACGTGTATATCACCACCCAACCTTCCTAAAAGTTATTAATGAGCTCGAAGCTCCAAAGAGTCATGATAGCGATTACGGCGGTTATAAGTATCGTTCAGCTGAAGATATTCAAGCTGCTTTAAAAACGCTTTTGCTTAAATATAAGTGCACGGTTTTTACACGTGAATTTGAGATTAAAGATGGTTTTAAGGTTTATGCATACATAGTTTTTAAAGATCAAAAGTACATCCGCTGTGATTTACCTGGTGTAGCAGTTTTTGATTTTGTAAAAGACTTAGAAAAGAATAAGAAAATATCAAAGACCCAGCAGTTTGCTGCTTATCAAAGTTATGCAAAAAAATATGCTCTTTGTAATTTACTTTTGATTGACGATTCACAGAACGATCTTGATGCTCTTACTAATCAGAATATCCAAAATGAGCAACAGTCTAATAACAAGAAGAACTATCAGAATCGGTCTAATAACCGAGTGGTAACACAAGCAGACTGTGACCGAGCTTTAAAACAAATTGAGGAATTGCCTTTAAACACTTCACCTGAGCAGGCTGAATATATTTTCGATGGATTGCGTAATCAATATCCTGAATTTGATAAGCAGATCTATGAAGCAGGTTGTGCGAAATACAACGCCATCATGCTGCATTTACAAAGTATTAGCCAGCAACAACAATCTGGCCAGCAGTCCAGTAATACAACGCAGCAACAAAAACAGCAGACTCAACAACAACGTGGCAGCACAGCCCAAGCTCAAAACTCACCAAATACACCTAAGCCAGGTTGTATTTCAAATAAGCAACGTGACGAGCTGCAGGCATTCATCAATGAGCGTGGCCTAGATACTAAATATGTATGTGAATTTCTAGGTATAGATGCCTTGGCTGAAATTCAAGCTGCAAAATTTGACCAGGTAAAAATTGACATCGATAAATTAGCTAAACAGGAATTGAGTTCATGAAGGGATTAATTTTAGACACTGAAACTCATGATTTGGAAGGGTATCCAATCGAAATCGCTCATGTTCCAGTTGGTTTTTTAGAAAATGGCGAGCTGATTGTGGATAAAGAAGCTTGCTTTGATGAGTACTACTCTTGTCCTGAGCCTATTAACTATGGAGCAATGGCAGTACACCATATTCTTGAAACAGACATTGCAGATAAGCCTAGTTATGAAACTTTTCGCTTGCCTGAAGGTGTTCAATACATCATTGGCCATAATGTTGATTATGACATTCGAGCTATCAAACTCGCTGACAAATCAGTTAATGCTCAATCGATTTGTACACTAGCTTTAGCTCGAATGGTTTGGCCAGATGCAGCTCATAACCTATCGGCTCTTATTTATATGCTTTCGAAAGGTTCACTGAAAGCGCGTGAATCAATTCGAAATGCACATAACGCAAAACAAGACATTTTGCTAACTGCTGCCCTACTAAAACAGATTTGCAAGAACTTAGGCATTAAGGATATGCGTTCCCTATTCCTTGCCTCTGAACATGCTCGCATCCCTACCAAAATAACCTTTGGAAAACATAAAGGTATGGCTATTAAAGATCTGCCTGCCGATTACGTTACCTGGTTGTTAAAACAGGATGACTTAGACCCTTACCTCAGCAAAGCACTACTAAAAGGATAAAACGATGAATATTTTAAATAATCAAGAAGCTTTTGCAGCTTTGCAAAAAGGTAAAAACTTACTTTGTCGTTATATGGATGGTGACTTTCTAGAACTAGATCAGTTCCCTGCGACCGTGTTTGGGATGCCTGACTATCAGTTTTGCATCGATATTGAAAAAATCGAACTTGCTGGTTTTACTTTTACTAAACCTTGTACTTTGGATGAGCTAGTTGATGGCCAAGAAATCTTTTGGGTTGAATTTTCTAAATCAACAATCATTGCAGGTGATTTCAACTTAAAAAATACTTACCTCGTAAATCTTGTTAATAATGGTGTTGTGCAGCGAGATTTGCAAAATGCTCAATTTCTTTTAGAAGCTTATCAAGCTCTTATTGGTATTAATCCTGGAATTACGGTTACTACTTGCGATCCTATTTTTAATGATCCAGATGAAGATAAAGAACTTTCTGCAGAAACAAAGCCAGCAAGAGCAAAAGGCAAAAAGAAAACAAAAGATTTGCCTGCAGATCCGCAACTAGTTGAAGCTGAAAAAGACATTGTGCTTGATGGTATTAGTCGTAGCAAAACCGAATATGAGATTGATTCACTTTGTTATGACCTAGAAAAACACAGCTTCACACCTGAGCAATTAGAAGCTATTCAAAATGCTAAAGATGCAAAATTAGCTGAATTGGCATCAATTAAAACTGAAGCTGAAAGTGAAAAACATGAATTATTTACTTCAGCTGAAGAAGAATCCCAAGCGCCTGAATTATCAGTTTTGTGTGAAGCTTTCATTGATGAAATTTCTAATTCGAAAAGCGTAGAGGATTTAGGTTTTATTCGTAGCCGAATTAACTCCAACGGTGCTTTAACAGAAGTTGAAAATGCTGAGCTTTGTACCCGTCTAAATATCAAGGCAAAAACTTTTGAAAAGACTGATTCCAATAATATTGATGATGTTGCTGAAGTCAAAAAAACTGAAGAACGTAAACCGATTGAAGAGGAAGAAGGTAAATATCAAAAAAAGCTTGCTGAACTGAAAAAGCGTGTAGATGAATCAAAGACAGTTGCCGAAGTTAATGCTGTCACTAAGTACACCAACCCTTGGTCAGCGGAACAGCGTGCACCTTTGTTGCAATATATGCATAAACGCCTCGAGGAGCTAAAAAAAGAGAAGCAAGAGAATGAACCATCTCTTTATATCAAAATCCAAAATGCACCTGACTTAGCTGCATTAGATGCGTACGAAATTGACATACATAGTTTAGAGCCACTTGCTCAGCCAAAAATGATGCAAGCAGTTATCACTAGAAGAAAAGAACTTGATCAGGCTAAAAACGATTATTTGATCGATGAGGATCTGCCATGAAATTTAGATACTCATCACTAAACAGAACCTTAATTGTCATCGGCAATTTCATGAATCACCACTTTGACAATGTGAATGCTTCAGAAATCGAACAATGTTTGTATGACGCAATGTTGAAAGAAGGTAGCTGGAGAAAGTAATGCGAACGGTCGTTAAACGCAAAAACCTCTTAGCCTTCAAAATCTGGTTAGCCCTTTTGGGCTACCAGGTTCGAGACATGGAAGATGGACGTGGTTTTAATTTTCGGTTCAAGAAACAGTACGGAATGGTAACTCGGGGATTGGCTGGTAATGAACTAGCTTACTCACTCGGCAAAGAATTTGAAGAACATTTGAGGGCTTAGGTAATGAATGATTTAAAAACTAAACAAGCATTTTGGGCTGAACAATTGCCCATATTTAAAGAAAAATATTGGATTCCAGGTCATTTAGAAGCACTTGAATTTGATATGAATGGCGGTTGTTTTGATATTGCAGAAGGTGTCAAAACTGATCTAAGTGAAGAAGACCTTTTTGATAGGTACCATCGTGTAAATAGTGGGTGGGCTATGTGGATAAAAGCCGTTAATGTTAACAAGCCTCAATGGCAACCTATCGAAACTGCACCTAAAGATAGAGATGTCTTACTTAGAAATCATGAAGGGATCTTTCAGGGTAAATGGGATGAAAAATCTAAACAGTTTCATTCACTTTTGATGGGGTACCACGGCTGCGGTTGTTGTGCAGGAGAAGATCCACAGCCTACTCAATGGATGGAGCTACCACTAATTGTTGAATCTGGAGTAACTCCATGAAAAAGTTATTACTTATAGTTTTGCTGCTAAGTGGCTGCTCTTCTGCTAACGATGCCATCAAAGCATTAAAAGCCAATGGATTTAATGATATCCAGACACACGGTTATGCATTTTTTGGTTGTGGCCAAGGTGATACTTTTTCCACAAAATTCACGGCAAAAAACCATAATGGGCAGAAAGTAACAGGTGTTGTTTGTAGTGACTGGTTGAAAGGCTCAACCATTAGATTTGATTGAGGTGATCTGATGAACGTTATTTTAACTGAAGCAGATTTAGATGTTGCACTTGAAAATGGTGATTCGTATAGAGACATCCTTAACCATGTCGCATTCTTACTTATTGAAAAAGTATTGGTAAAAACTAGAGGTAATAAAACTGAAGCAGCACAAATTCTTGGTATGACTCGAGAGACTCTAAATAAAGTAATAAAACGCGTTAAGGCAAATCGGGAGGAAGCTTAA